TAAAGTATAGTTTATATGATATTTGTAATTATTTATAGTGTTATATTATAATGTACATTTTTAAATTATTTAACATTTAAAATATTTACAAAAAATTAATTAAATTTGCAAGATTATGGGCTATGATAAAATACCTAGGCAAAAACTGCCTATAAAGAAAAAAGATATTAAATGGAGAGAAGCTTGTGTAGAGGCATTTATTGACCTCTCAAATCAAGGTACTGGATACTCCACAAATAAAGACAATCTTAAAAGATTGTATGATTACTATAATGGAACAATTGATGAGGATGACTACAAACACGTATTAAAGCCTTACGGCAAAAGCCGTAGTAACTTTCCCTCAAAAATGCGTAACTTCCCTATTATAAAGCCTATAATTGATCTCCTTCTTGGAGAAAAGTCTAAAAGACCTCTCAATTTTTCCGTTGTAGTTAAAAATGCAGATAGTATTTCATTGAAAGAAGAAGCATTAAATCAGCAAATTTATCAAAGTTTAGCTCAAATGCTTGTAAATAAAATGAATGCTCAAGGAGTAGAAACAGGAACTGAATCTCAAGATGTACAGTTACCTCAACACATTGCAGAGCAATTTCAATCTACATATGTAGATAATAGAGCTATTAAAGGTCAAAATGCAATGAATTATATTCTACAAGAGCAAGAAGTAGAAGACAAGTTAAATAAAGCTTGGTTTCATTTTTTAATTTCTGGAGAATGTTATACACATAGAGGTGTAAGAAATAGAGAACCTTTTTATGAAATATTAAATCCTATTGATGTTGACTATGATCTTGATCCTGATTTAGACTTTGTAGAAGATGGTGATTGGGCATTAGTTAGAAAGTATATGCATGCATCTACTGTAATAGATCATTACTATGAAGATTTAACAGATCAACAAGTTTTAGAACTTGAAGAGCCTAGACATATGGAAGCAGATTCTTATCTTTTATATGCAAGTTCTGTTGGTAAAGATCCTAATGCGTATAGAAATAGATTAATAGAAGTTGTTAATGTATATTGGAAATCTAGAGCTCGTATAGGATTTTTATCTTTTATGGATCCAATGACAGGACAAATGGAAGAAATGCAAATTGATGATGGATTTAGAATGCCTAGAGAATTAAAAGAATTAGGAGCTAAAATTGAATGGATATGGGTAAATGAAGTTTGGGAAGGTGTAAGAATTGATGGAAGATTTTACATTAATGTAAACCCAGTTGCTAATCAAAGATTATCTTTAGATAATTTAGCTAGTTGTAAATTACCTATTAATGGTAGAAGATATTCAGATGTAAATGCTAAAAATATATCATTAGTATCATTAGGTATACCATTTCAATTAACATATAATATTTATAAGTATAGATTAGAACTTGCTATTGCAAGAAGTAAAGATATTATTGCACAATTTGATATAAACATGATTCCAAAAAAATGGGATATGGATAAATTTATGTATTATGTAGAAGGATCTGGAATTGCTTGGGTAGATTATAATAAAGAAGGAATACAATTAAATCCTCAACATCAATCTGTTTTAGATATGTCTAT